CTCTGCTTCATGGTCCTCATAAACCGTGCTTATGTCATGTGTGTTAATCAGCAAATCAATCCACTGCTCTTCACGTTCGAGCAGCTTGTCAACCTCATCACTGTGCTGCAACGCCTCGACAATGATAAAGCCAGTAATCATATCACCAGCGTAACAGTGGGCAGGCTTCATCTGTCAATCTGGTCTTAGCTGGAAGGAAGCAGCCGCACTCCCTGCAAGTGTTGGTCATCTTGATGCGATACGGACACTCCTTGCAAATCTCCATGCGAGGCTTCGATACCTCGCGGCTCTCCTTTGTGTCAAACGCCCACAACGCCCAGCCGTGCGCGATATTCTTTAGCATTCTAAACATTCGAGCAAGTTTATAGTTTGTGGTTCATCAACGTCCATGTTCACAACGCTAAAGCTGATGCAGTCATAAAGCACATCGCAGATGCTGAACTGGTCACAGTTTAACCCGATGGTGTAGCCTTGCAGCGCATCAATCTTGGCTCCAATGATTGTGATGATGCCATCAACATCAGATGCAACATTGAACTGTTGAATCCGCTTAGTCGCATTGTGCGTGATGGTCACGATGTAGTTACTCTCAGGGGTAACAACGCCAAAGCTGATGCCTGCATTGCAAGCCGCCACATTGATGCCTGAATCGAAACAAGGACTGCATACGCTCATAAGTAACGCTTTAGGATTGCGTTCACAAAGTAACGAAAACAATCTAAAAAGTCAGCACGCTCCGCAATATTTTTCCTGTTCGTCTTGATGATACCACCATTCGCATCGCACTGCACTTGCTTCGCATCGAACACGAATCCCTTGCACCGCTTGGAGTTCACCTTGATGTCGAGCTTGCGCAGCGCAGCATTGCAATCGATTCTGCTGTTGTAGTGCGTGGGGTTTGCTGGAATCAAGAACTGGCTGTCGCTCATGCCGAGCCGCCGCTTGATCTGCGTGTATGCGCTGGAGTTGTCACGCTGCTGCACAGTGCCGCCCTTGCCCATCGCATCGCCCGTAATCCTGATGAGGCCCATCGGCACGCCAAGCGCAAGCACCGCATCGCAGAACGCATCCACGCTGCCCTTCTCAATCTTTATCTCATCCACCACCACCGCGCCTCTGCCCACATGCTGAATCACCAGGGCACAAAGCGGATTGATGTTGAAGTCGACAGAGACATGCACCGGCACATTGCGATTGAGCTGCACGCTGTCATCGATGTGCTTCTCATCAGCCCACTCATACAGGAACGGATTCGCCACATCATCCATCACATCCCAATCACCCTCCACGAATCGGGCGTACTGGACTGGTGGCAGCTCCTTCAAGCTCTCCAGGTACTCGGCAGGGATGTGAGGGTTGTCGGTTATCTTGGAAGGAATGAAGCTCCAACGCTCTGGCAGTGTGCCGTCCTTGTAGCGTTCATAGATGATTGACTTCACCCAGTTATTCGCTGGGTTGCACGTTGCCATGCAGACAATCGGCGGTCTGCCTTCGGCTTTGTTCCAGGATCCGATTCGCTCCTGAACTTTGTAGAAGGTCTGCTCTTGCAATTCATTCACCTCATCGAGCCCTGCGCCATTCACCTCAAGCCCCTTGAAGCGGTTGAGGTCTTTGTCATCATCATAGCTCTCGGCCATGAATAGCAACTCCGAGCCATTGATGAAGGTGACCACTTGCGTGTCTCGATTCCAACTCTGAACGTACTGGTTGATGCCGTCATCGAGAATCGCGCTGAAGCTTGGGAAGGTTGTGCGCTTCAGGTCCGGCAGGCTTCGGCGAATGATGACCCAGCGGCTGCGCGGATATTCCAGTGCAAGGTAGCTGATGGTCAGCAGCAGCCAATACGTCTTGCCGCCTCGAATCGCGCCTCCGAATACCACAACCCGATGAGTGCCTGCCGTTGCCTGGTTGAATGCTTTGGTCTGCCTCTTGGTTAGACTGAAGGCCATAAATGATCGTCATCATCATCCATTGGATGCTCTTTCATGAAGGACTGCACCGTAAGAATCAGGAACCATCCAAAGGCCGCAGCAAGCAGCAAGATTGCAATCGTTATGACCGCTCCTTTAATCATCGGAGTCCTTGGTCTTGATTATCACAAGCGGCTCGGTAGTCTTCAGCGTGGTCTCACTGGTCTGCTTAGGCTTGCCATACCCACGGTCAAGAAGCAACTCCGCTGCTCTGGTGTCGCCCTTCTTAGCCTTCGCATGCAGCGCAAGCAGTATCTCCTCGGCAGCAGTCAGACCGTCCTTGTTCTCCTTGCCCAGCACATTGGCCAGCAAGATGTGCAAGTCGGGAAGCTTGGGAGGTCTTCCCCCTGCGCCTGTGCCTCCAGTTCTAAGCTTGCCTCCGTTTCTGCCTTCTCTCATGGTTTACGATGTTTAAACGATGTTTAACTCATGAACAGCACAGCCTGTGCATCAGTGTTTTGCTCAATTTTATCGACCTGCTCTCGGCTGTTGTCATAGTGCAAATCGATGTCCAATCGCTCAACTGTTCTCCACTTGTCTGCTCCGTTGGTAAAGTAAATACGCAAGCGAGGGATTCCAAGTTTCACCGCTATTGCATACACCTCAGCAGATGCACGGCCTTCATTTCGGGCTGTGATGATAAAAACATCATCGTCCTTCTCGATGGCACGAATCGCAATATCTTGCCCTGCTAAGGTGTCCAGCACTCCATCGATGTCAAATGATACTCTCATCGGCGGTTGCGTGCTTTACGGAATTTCTCAGCCTCTGACAGTGCAATGGCTGCTGCTTGCTGAGATGAATATCCTTCGCTGATAAGCTTGCGGATGTTCATGCTGATAATCTCTTGGCTGTCTCCTTGGAATAGTGGCATGCTACAAATTTACTAAATTTTCGAAAAATAAACTTTCATGGCTGACATTAATCGCGTGACCGTTGTAGATGATCTCATCGAACTGCGATAGGTAGATGAACATTTCGTGCATCTTGCCATCAATAAACGCCTTCGCTGTGTACCCTTCAAGCTTAGACTTGTCTTCTGTTGGCGTAAGTATTCCAAATCGATATTGCACATCGCTCTCTTTGCTCAGGAGTATCTTGTTTAAGTTGCTGAATCTTTGCACCTCTTCTGCGTTTATCGCAACCGCAACATCGTACTCAAGTGCCGGATGTGTTAAATATCCGAAATAGCAATGCTCGGTCATGTACTGCGAATCAACAAACACGCCAGCTCTGAGCCGGCGTGTGCACTGTTTGTGGTCAATTGTCATCTTTCCAAGCGTGGTATTTATCGCAAGCGATTGTGTCGGAACCTTTCTCGAAGTTTTCTTCGTCTTCATCTTCTTCGACTGATCGAAGAAAAATAAACTCTTTTTCGAGTCTCTCACTGATTTGGTCAATTTGTTCTTGTGTCATGGTGTGTGTGTTTTGATTTTGTAGTGCATTTATCGTGCCAAAGTTTAACAACCGTCTTCGGGTTCATGTTGCTTGCGCTCGATGGTTAAGCCCGAAAGATAATTGCGGACCATTTGCCGAATAGACTCTTTTGCTGATGTTGGAACTCGGAAGGATATCGTTGTCATGCTTTCGCCATACATGGACTTGCGCCCAGCACCTGACCTCCTACCGCCTCGTTTTTCTATTTTCATGTGTGCAAAGATATTTATTTGTTTATGTCTTGCAAATTAATTTTGTTTTGATGCAAAAGCTTCAGCCAGTTAAATGCCTTGAGTGCATACGTTCGATGCAATGAAGTACCATGCTTTGCTGCTGTCAGATACCTTGCAAGACTCCGATGCGCCTGCTGCGTTGAGGTGTAAGTTGTCGGCCCATCCACAAGCGTGCATTCATCTGGAAGCTTCTCGGTCATGTAGTGGATGATTTTCGAATAGGTGCTCATGAGTTGATGACCTTCAAGAATTCTTCTTCATTTCGCACGATGTGATACTCATGGCCCAAAGATATGCAGAGCTGTTGGAATCTGATTTGCAATGGTGATTGCTTGCCGGTGTCTGTCTTCCATTCGATCCAGCACGTTCTGCCTTCAGGCTTCATGAAGCACATGTCTGCAACTCCAGCCACAACTCCCATCGCTTTGTTCATGGCTCCCTTGATGCCGTTCATGCTGTTGTTGTTGATGGCGAAAACTCTTCCACGCAAGTCGGGGCGTGCATTCCAGAGGTTTGTGAATGCCTTCGATTGTGCTTTTACCTCACTCATGGACAGGACACCTTACAAGATTGAACATGTCCATTGTCTGGGCTAAATTCGCCTCTATCCCAATCGTGCCAAGTGATTGCAGCGATTTGGACAGCCTGTCCAAAAAAACATGCTGTATATATACTATATGTGTGTGTGTGTGTGTGTGTGTGCATGTGTGTATATATATTAGTAATAATAGAAAAGTAAGTTGTAAGTTGTCCATATTGGCTGAAGCACTTGTAAAATATGGGCTTTCGAGTGGACAACTTAGTAAAAAGCAAGTTGTCCAAAGCTGTCCATTTACATCGGATTTCGGCTAACATAGTACATTGTGACCTTAGAATTGCCCTTCGTCTTGCGGTCTTTCTGATAGCCTAATGCAGTGAGTATCGAGCCGATACGTTGCAGATTCAAGAAGTTAAGCTTCGTTTCAACCAGCAAGCACTGTTGTATTTCGGTGAGGGACATCCACTCTCCGAATGATGTCGAACTGCCAGGCATAAGCTTCTTGTGGATGAGGTCTTCTTCTGGAGTCGAGTGCTTGAAGGTAAGCGTTGAATCATTGAGGGTCTCAATATCTTCGCGCAATATAGTGAAGTCAAATCCAATCGAATACAGGGCATAGAGCTCACGCCAAAGCTCAACCTTATCGACTTTGTTGTACATCTCTTGGTCAATATCGATGATGTGAATCGGCAACTGTCTGCGGTTGCCAGTCGGATCGTTGAGTATCTGCGTTTCGTTCGATGTACCGCAGAAGACAGCCAAGCGGCGAAGGTCCACAGACACGCGGCCGTATGGCTCGCGCACGTTGATGAACTCCTTCGAGGTTAGTTCCTTCAATCGCTTCTCTTCCTTCTTGGACTTACCGCCATACTCGTCATCGAGAATAATCCACTTCTTGCACATGAGAATCTCGTCATCCTTGCCAGCATCCATCTTCGACTCAGCGAACATGTACCTCAACTGCTTTGGCAAAAGATAGCGGAACCAATGAGTCTTTCCAGTGCCTTGCTTTTCACCTGAGAAGATAAGCACCAGCGGTGAGTGTTGACCGTATGCGGATGCAACAACGGAGACGAGCCACTTCCCAATCCACTTGTCAAAGTTTGGCGTGTCAGAGATTACGCTGTTGATTAGCAAATCGACATTCGGGTACTCACTGCCGATGTGCAGGTCTTGCTCGAAGAATTCATGCAATGGGTTGTATGTCTCGACACGATTGGAGAAAATGATGGCCGTGACCAGGTCTTTTGTGGCCTCTTTGAAGACGGCTTTGCAATCGAGAAAAATGGAGTTGAGGTCACTGTCATCGATGGGCCTCCCGTTGAGTTCCACGTTGCGCGTTACGATGTTTTTTCTGAGGTCAAAAGTCTTTATAAATGCCGCAATATCAGCGGATACGTTCTCAGATTTGAATTTAATATCCTTTGCTACTATCTCATTGACAACTTTCTCGCTTTGCTCTGGTGAAATGCCAGATGCTTGGAGTGATTTCACGATGGCATCTGGGCCTAATCCAGCAGCACGTTGCGAGCTTGCGGCTCGGAGAATCTCCTTGGTCTGCTCAGAGTAGGCTTGGATGCCGTTCTGCTTTGCGTGGTAGTATATTGTGGCAATGGTGGACCGCTTACCCTTGCTTTCGCTGTGGTTCTTCAGGCATGCTGTGTACTGGGTGTTGCAGTCATCGGAGTTGTACTTGGAAGAGTGCGATGACAGCGTGTGAAAGTAGTCACGACCACCTTCACCGAATTCACTCACCAATGCGTATGCGATTTGAATCCACTCGGAATAATCTTCGCAGAGGTTAAGCCCTTTGCGGTCCATCTCAGCGATCATGGCATCGAAGTCGGTTTTGATGACTGCTACCTTTGCAAGCTTGCGTTCCTTCGGCTTGGCAAGGTACTTCTTGAAAAGGATTGCCTTGGTGTTGATGTGAATCCAAGGGTCGTACGAGATGAAACGAGCACGAGAGACATTCTTACCTGACTGGTCAACGATGAGCTGATAGGTATGATACAAGTACGATGCGATGCCATTAAACGCATCTGCGTGCCTTGTGCCATCGATTCGCATCACCAAGCATAGTCCATGTCCACTTATGGAAGTAAACGCTGCGTAAATGTAGCTATCGGCTTGGACGAGCTTCTTGGCCTCTTCAGGGTTGTCGATGTTGTCGATGTCGATGGCGATGAAGCCAGAATGCTCTTTGAGGGCATCATCCTTGCGTGCCGAGAAGGAGCCTGATACGGTTACCAGCGGTGCTGATTTCTTGAATTTTTCACGCTCGGCCTTGTCTTTGCAGGCGCGAACTTGCAGAACTATGTCCTGCCATTTGCCGGTTCGGACTCCTTCCAAGAATGAGGAAAGCTCGACATCATCGGCTTGGTTGTTGAAGAGACTTGTGTAGTGTGAGATGAGCATAGTTGTGTGAGTTTGCTGTTTACGAAATCCCTGTGGAATTGGTCAAAGCGTTTGCCTTGTTCTTTGCACCAGAGCCTCGCAAGTTCGTGAATTTCTTTTTCGATTTGTGCGCGTTGCTGAGGTGTGATGTTGTGAAATATGCGCACAGCTTTGTTGAAAACATCCTCAACAAGCACATAGAGTGAGCGATAAGTCTTGTTATGCTTATGTGATTCAATTATCTTTTTTACATCGATGGCCTTGGAGACTTGGATAAACTTATCGATTTTCTCATCCTTGGCAGCGATGATCGGAAACAGATGTCCGCAATCACAAAGGCGCACGGCTGTGTGCATTAGTGCGCCGCAGTCAGGGCATTCCTTCACTGGTGCCACTCCTTCGCCTGGCTTCTTCGGGTTGTGGAAGATATTGCTCCAGTTGCGAGGTGATGACCAGAGGCCGTGCGTGATGCAGTTCCCTCCAAGGTCGATGATGGTGAATGCAAGCTTGATGTTATGCGGCCGTGCACCTCTGCCGCACATCTGAAGCCAAAGCGGCATTGAGACTGTGGCCTTGTTAACGATGACGGTCTCGATGTCCGGCTGGTCGAAGCCTGTGGTTGCAATTCCGATGTTGTTGAGAATCGCATCGGGCGTGTTGGCAAACCACTCCAACACCTCAGCCCGATCGGGCGAGTCCGCATCGAGATGGCGCGAGTTGAATCCGGCTGCCACGAAAGCGGCGTTCACGGCTTGCGAGTGCTCAACATTGCAATTAAAGATGATGGTCTTGCGGCCAAGCGAATGCTGCTTGTAGGCGTTGACCGTGCTGTCAATGTACTTAGGTGCTTTGTAGGCTGCTGCCATCTGCGCTGCATCGAACTCGCCTGCTTTCATCTTGAGCTTTGCGCGGTCCACTATCTGCGCAGCTGAGTAGGTCAGCTCAGGGCACAGGAATCCCTGCTCTATGAGTTCGGGAATATCAATGCCGCAGATGATGTCATTGAAGTAGTTGCGCAGCGGATTGCTCTTGCGTGCTGCAAGCGGCGTGGCAGTGAAGCCAATGATGTACTGAGAAGAGAAGTGCTCAATCACCTTGGTGAAGTTCCCGATGTGGCACTCATCGACAATGACAAGCCCAATGTTTTGGAACTGGTGCAGCCGCTTGTATGCCGTCTCAACCATTGCCACATAAACGCGAGCCGCAGGGATGGTGCGCATGCCTGCAACTACTGGCTGCGTGTCCAGTGCGATGGCCTTGCATGCCTGGTGAAGTAACTCCTCCCGATGTACCAAAATCAGGATGTCTGTGCTGTTGCGTTTGCAGAAGCGGTCGCAGATTGCTGCGAAGCATACCGTCTTGCCACCACCAGTTGCGAGCTGTGCCACTACCCTCTTGGTAGTGACCAGCTTCGCAGCGATGTTCTTGATGAAGCGTTCTTGATAGGGGCGAAGTGTCATGACTCCAGTCGCTTATCCATTGGGATGAAGTCGGAGCCGTTGCCATGCACGGTCTTGATGAAGTCAACTTCAACCTTTGCGGAGTTAATAATTACTTGAGCGACCTCAGCGATTGTGCGTGCTTTGTCGAGCTCCATGTCACCATCTTTGAGCATCTCGATTGTCTCGAATAGGTGGTCTCTTAGGTGTTCAATCTTGTTCCTTGCCATGTGTTTGAATTTTGCGTTTTAGTTTTGAGAGTATTTTCATTGCCACTTTTACCTCTTCTGGGTAGCGGTGAATCGTGTTGAGTCGCATGTTGCTTTCGCGGTCCACAAGCGCAAGGTTTTCCACTTGCCAGTTGTCTTTGTTGCCATCGATGAAGCGAAGGAACTTGCCTTCTGGGATTGGGCCGTTCTCCATCTCCCAGGCAAGGCGGTGAATCATCACCCAACCTTTGAGCCCTTCTGCGATTTTCATCCAGTGATAGCCTTCTGAGTCCACGCGAGTCCATCCAATCGGCTTGTGGTTTGCAGGCAGATGGCCCGGCTTGAATAGCGTGTGCTCAGGTGCATTGTTGCGGCCTTTGATTCCTTTGTTCCAAGGCTCGTGGCCCTTGTAGAATCGGTTTTCTATTCCAGCAATTGCGACAACTTTGCCATGCACTTCGCGGAGGTATTCTTTGCTCTTCTTGATGCCGCGAGAGTTGGCGAGTTGGTGAATCTTGTTTTCGCTTATGCCGAGTACCTTTGCCATCTCTGATGTGCGCGTTGTCGGATAGGCTTCGATGACGTAGTCAATGACCTCTTGTGGATATCTACTTCCCATAGTTACCATCGAATTGATTCAAGAAATCTGCGATAAGCTCATAAGCCTGGTCGAGCTCTTGCTGGTTGTGCCGGTAGAGGTAGAGGTCTTTGAACTGCCCTGACTTCTTCACCTTTGGCGGCACTCCGATGTAGTAGAAGTCCTTCGGGTTCCAGCCCATCAGCATGGAGTACCACACAGCTTGCACATGGTTGCAGTGCTTTATCATGTCATCAGCGAAGGCTTGCAAGCTTTTGGCCGTGGTGGTCTTCACATCAGCGATGATTTTCATCTCATCCCAGCAAAGATCCATTGCGCCCTTGCCAAGGACGGTCTTGCCGTGGACTGTGATTTCGCTCACCACGATGCGCTCCTTCTCAGATTTGTCGAACATCTCGCCAAGGAGTTGCACCTGGTGAATTGCATCGTAGGTGTTGCGCACTGGATTGCCCATTGTTTCGTATTCGCACTCAAGCAGCGAATAGTGAAACTCCTTGCCATAGTTCAGAGATGCCTTAGCGTAGCTGATATCTCCAGTGTAGAAGCGTTTGATGCGGCTTGCACTTACGGCTGGATACTTGATGTAGTCTTCGCGTGTCATAACAATTCCGGTTTAATTACTACTTCCATTTTTTGTTCCTCCAATAAATTGACTAATGATTCATTCAATGGTAACCACTTAAGCCACTTATCATTCTTATCGTAGATGCCTACTTTGGTAATTTTAATATGCTTGCCAAATTTATCAGGCTCAAGATTGATGGTTTTTATTTTAATATATCCTTCTATCATGATTCAAATGTTTTTACATAGTATTGTTCCCAATAATAACTGTTCTTTGTTTCGTCCCAATTACAGATTCCATCCCAATAAGCATCATTTATTTGGTCCTTTTCCAATTTCTTTGCAAGCTCAAAAGCTTCTTGAAAAAACGGCCCCATTTCGGAGGCGAGCTTGTTCTGCACGGCTATCTCAAGCCATTGCACTGCTGTCATCTTGGTTGCCATGTTACTTAAAATTTGGATTAGACTGTTGCAATCTTTGGCGTGCTCTGCGGATGCTCTCAGCCGGTGGAAGCTTTCCTTCGCTCATCATGTCCAGAAGATCCTTCGCGGTTGTTGCGTTAAGCTTGTCATAGCCGATTGTGTCGGCCCAGACGTAAGCGATGAGCCTTGCATCGCTCTTGCGTGTTGCAGGCACGCGCTCAAGTATTGCGCGGACCTGCTTGGTAGGGTTGTGTTTCATCGTGTTATAGTTTGAATTTTTTCTTCGTAAATCTCAATGCCAGCGATGGCATCCACATCGCACTTCTCCATTGCCTTGAGTAGGTTCTGCGTGAGGTCTTCTGGCTTGTACATGCCAGAGCCGAACAGGACTGACAGCACCTTCATCCAGTCCACTTCGCCGTTTATTCGGACCTTGCGAATTGTGCGAATGCCTTTGATGTGGTCATGTTTGATGCTGACCTCAGTCAGATTATCCACCAGGCTCTCCAAGGTGCTTGCCTTCTCTTGCTCTGCTGCGAATTGCTTCTCACAAGCCGCGTTATATTCCAGCATGGCGGTTTTTGTCGATGCGATGAAGGTGGCCAATGGTGCAACTGCATCGGCTTCGATGCGCATGAGTTCTTTCTTGTAGGCATCAAGCGGAGAGGTGACCGTCTTGCGCGCATCTTGGATGGCCTTGATTGCCTTGTTCACTTCCGCGATTGCATTGGATGCGGCGGTGTAGTGCATGACGTTATCGATTGGGTAAGCAACGCCGTCAAAGCTGTTGCGTTCGATTAGTTGCTGGGCTGACAGGACCTCGGCTGAATTTATTGTCTGATACAATTTCTCAATTGGAATTGTTATCTTTGCGATGCTGTTCATGTGTTTTGATATGTGAGTAAGGCCGAGGGTAGTGTGTGTCCTCGGCCTTTGTTGTTTTTAGAAAGGGAGTCCGGTTGAATCGTTAGCGAATAGGCTGTCAAGATCGGGCTCATCGGTTACGGTTGTGCTCTCCCACTTTGGCGCAGGGACAGCGGCAGGCTTGGCAGTTGTGCGAGCAATCCACTCATCCGATTTGCGAATGTCTTCCTGAAGGAACTCAGGCAGCTTGTTGAATACTGCATCGCTGTGTTCGGTCGTGTCATAAGATAGCAATTCGTTCACCGCTGGAGGGCAAGCCATTCCTTTTGGCAGCGGCGATATGCTCATAATGTTCGCATAGGTACGGTCTTCTTTGCCGTTGTGTGCGATGTTTACCATGCAAGCGTGACCAAGTAGCTTGGTGATGTCGAAGTCTCCAGCTTGCGCATCGGTCATCTTTTTGCCGACCCAAGATTCGATGAACTTGCGAAGCGATGCCTTTTCGCCCATTGTGAGGTTAAATACTGTCTTAACATAGAACGGCTGCTCGCCTTTGTCTTCGCTGAAGACTGCTGTTTCGAGAGGCAGTTCAAATAAGAATTGAACTTTGCGTTTCTTGTTGCCCCACTTCTCATCGAAGGTGGTGCCTTTGTCAATGATTTGGTAGCAGCGTGCTACATGTGCCCCTTCTGGAGCGATTTGGCGGCTTGAGCCATTGCCTGAGTTTACTGGTGCTTTCATGTTTAAAAGATTAAATTGAGGTTAAAAGTGCTTGAGTTGAATTTTCGTGAAGGTGTTCGGTAACTTTTGCGAAGTGGTTGTGAAACTCTTCCATGCTGCAAGGGTCATAGATTCGCTTTTCAGGTGGAACGCCATGCTCCATGCTGCGATGAAATTGGCGAGAAAGATTTGCCGCTTGAGAGTCGCATCGAGTGTAAAGTCCTTTGATGCAGCCATCATCAACAATCATGACCATTGTTCCAGTTAAGTGATTGTAATGAAAGAATTCAGTGCCCTTCCAATTCTTGAAGGTTGTTGAGGTTGATAGAGGTGTATTCATATTGCTGTGTGTTTTAGTATGCAGCAAATATACAGCTATGTTTTGAATCTGCAAGACAGAAATGCACACAGAATTGCAACTCACTGAAAATCAAGCGAATTATTTTGCGCGACAAATTGCGAAACCTGTAATGCCTCCGAGCGCAAATGCAAAGGCCCGTGTCTCGTACCACTTTTTTGGCTTGTCCGCGATGATCACACTGTTGATTCCTGTCACGTTCACATAGGGATTGTCAACTTGGATGCGGACCACCTTGTCACGCTTACGCGAAAAGAAGCCACCTCGCAGCGTATCTCCAATTGCAACGGTATAAGCTACGGGAATAATCATTGAATCAATCTGAAGCCTTCCTAAGCGGTTTATTGAGCCTCCAATCGATAGCCATTTACCTTCTCGCCCGAATGACCTTGGCAATTTCAAGTGCGGAAAGCTGTCGATGTATATTGGCTCGGCAAGTTGCAGCTCGGTTTTGAGCACGGTCTTCGTCTGGTACCTCACTACTACTTCAGGCTCTCGCAGTTCCAAGGCTCTTAGCTTGGTGCCAGCCGCTGCAAGCTGGATGCCTTGGGAGTAAATCTTCGAGCTGTCTTTTGCAATGCGAACAGAAAACTCTGAGTTTAGCGAATCGAGATACATGGCATTGTTTTCAGATTCACGCAATGCGCCACATGTGCGCAATAGCATAAGCAGAATGAATAAGCAGATTGCCAAAAGGCTTAGTGTACCAATATTGCTCTTGTGCATAGGATTAGTTCGTTAAGTCGTTTAAGGTACTCGTCTTTGTTTCGCAATTCATTGAGCAAGATATCCGCTGCCACCTTCAGCGGCATCGATTTCTCGGCTATGTAAACTGCCAGCACCTTCACAAGTCTCTCATCACATTCGCAGTCGGTAGCCGGTAGGTTCATATTTGCCTGGTTGCTTTCTTAACTAATAGTCGAATCACATCATCAAGCTTGTCCACACTATTGGCAAGCATCTTCATTACATCTTCGCGTTCCTGTTCCGTTGCATTGTTGTGCTCAACCATCATCTTCACCAAGCCCCCGATTGAAGTCAATGGCTGGCGCAGTTCGTGCGATAGCATGAAGCGGAATTCTTCCAGGAGAATCTTCTGGCGTTGATGCTCATGGTTGCTGATGGAGGTCACATCGACAAGCTGAATGCCGATGAAGTGCAGCATGTCAACAATGGAGTAAACATTCCACATGTTGTACCTCTCAGAGGCCATCTTCTGCCTTGTCTTTGCATAGGTCCGAATCGGATCGGGTGATTTCTTCTGCGACTTTCTGATTGCCTGAAGCAGCTCATCGCGGTCCAAGTCATTGGCCGCAATGTCCAGAATGTTGGCAGGCTTGATGTGGCTGCTATACTCCTTAAACAATTCATTGGAGGCGGCAATATTGCCATCCTTATCGGTGATCACATAGAAGAGGTCAATTGATGACTCAAGGATGTGCAGGCTTGCCATAAGGCAAAGATAAACTAAACTGCTCGCAAATCCGAAATCAATGCACGCCAAGCTGCGCCGCAAGTCATGAGGTACTTTGCAGAAAGCCAAAGCGTGAAACTAAACACAACACCGTTCAAAAGTATATCGTAATTCATAGGCGTTTCCAATTCTTGCGTGTTTCTTACAGGCTGAGGTTTGATGGTGTAGTACGTTGGTTCTGCAAGTAAAGATACATCGCAGGGCTGAATGGTGTCGAATGCCGTAAGTTCACGCACCGGCTTGGGCTGTGCCATGACAAACTCGAAGCTTTCGCGGTTAGCCTGGGCGAAGCCTGTGTCTGCATTTGCAACCTCATAGCTCATAGTGTCTATGTTCACCTTGTTATGGCGTGCAATCTTTACGGTATCTCTACGAACTTGCTGCATCGTCTTTGGCTTTTGGAATGTACCCAGCGGCGATGAGAGTCGCTACAATTGCCGCGAGTGTTTCGGTGGATATGACTTTAAAGATTAACAAGAATATTGAAATAAGTATCATGAGGCTGCCAACTGTGCCACGCCAATGCTTCACAATGATGTCAATGATTCGCCTTGGTTTGGTAGCGCGTTTCCTCATAGGCAAGTTTACGCGAATTGCTGCCTTACGTTTGGGCAATAATGGCTCAGAAGTTACAAAGCGAGAAATACAATTTTGCCTCTTCCCTTCTGCGATTGGTTAGCCCTGCAAGCACCTTGCCGCCTGCCTTATTCCAACGCAGAAACTCATCGAGAATGCTTGGGTCGGCTGCGTTTGCTTTTGCTTTTTTAAGTAGCGTGGATTTCACCAACGCACCAACGCCCACATTGTAGGCAAAGCAAACCAAAGCATCGAACTGGCATTGATTTAAGTTCGGCAAGTGCTTATTCACCGCCGCTTCAAATGGTGTAAGGGTAGCGAGCAAAAGCTGTGTTGCTTCCTTTTCGCTGTTGAGTTTCTCGCCGAGTAGCACCTTCTTGCCGTTCGGATGGCGCGTGCTGCCGTAGCCAATGGTCGGCACTCCAGCAGGGCAAAGGTAGGAACTAAGCCGCAAGCCCTCGTACTTCTTGATTAGGTTAAGACCGAGAAGCGAGGTGGAGCGCATTTAGATAATAACGTATTGAAGGACTGCGTAAAGAAATTGGAATGGCGTTCCTGCCGTTAATGATTCTACACTTATTTCAATTTGATTCCCTGCAACATCAGCACTAATGCCAAAAGACTGAAACTCCCCAACCCCTATATCACTAAATGAAACAATGCCGAAAGCGTCTTTGGCATTTGTAAAATTTGAAGCAATAGGTAAGTCTAATGTGAAAGTGCCAACAGTTTCGGCAGCATCCATTTGAAGGTCTATGAACAAAGAGCAAGTTACAACAGTTCCAACACGAGAATAGTTGCCCCTTAAAATAGCAACAACTGGGTTCGTGCCGCCTGTATTGGTTGGCGTTGGATTCCATGCACCGCTTTCGATGTCGGGCAAACCGCCAACAAGATTTTGTACCTCAATCTGTTTTGAAGTGTTTGTGCTTGTATCGACAATGTATAAAACATCCGCAGGGTCTGCTGCGCCTAACGTGGTTAAATCGGTTACTTTAACGCCTGCCATAGTTGTTGGGTTTATGCAAAGTTACAAAGAATTTAAATACTTCAATGCCTCTTCTGAATTATCAAATTGCTGCTTGTTGAATGTCGTGCTTGTGGTGGCAAAGCAGTACACTCCAGCCTCGCAAATGATATGCAGGCTTTGACTATCCACAAGCTCCCAATTAGGTGCAATTAGTTGAGCATTGATTTCGCCATCGGCAACGGATGAGAAGAATTGTACCGATGTTTGTGTGATGTTTACGTTTATCATAGTTTTTCGATTGAGTACATTGAACCAAGGTTAGTATCTGTTGCGCTGCTTGATTGAATCGCGAAAACAATATATCGAGCAAGCGTCCAATTTATAGCGCAAGTTGTAATGCCAGTAAACTGCCCAAAATCTTGCGCTTGGTTAATTAAAATTGCAGCTACCTCTGTATTATTTGTCGAGGTCTTAATTGCTAAAAGTCTTGTTATCTGATTGTATGCATTTGTATTATTCGGATTGTTATATGCTGCAAATTGGATAGGCGAACCAACTAAATCGGGAGTTGAATTGACATAAATTCTTAATACTTGGTTTCCGTTAGTACCCGTTTTTCTTGTGCGATAAATAACCCGAATAACATCACCTGCCACAAAGGTATTTGCAGTAATCAATTGAGTATATACTGCCGTGTTAAGCGTGCCTACAAACCCTGCCGTATCAATAGCTGATTTGTAAACAACGGGCAAGGTCGGGAAAGTTGCAAGCGTTCCGTCCCCTCGAACATACTGCGAGGTCGTGCCGCTTGGCGTGTTAAACTTGCCGTTGAATGTAGTCCAATCCCCCGAACTTAGCGCACCTCTGTTGCTTGCGCTTGCAGTTGGTAGGTTAAACGTATGGGTATCTGTTACGGATGTGATGCCGAAATCTGTGCCAGCCGTCCCCGTTGCGAAGTTTTGAACTTGCGCGGTCAAGCCGTTTAGTGCGTTTAGCCCTGTGGTGAACGTGGTGATTATTTGGCAAAGGTTGTTGTCCTCAGTATGCAGCGTAATGGTTCGGCCCGATGTGGTTACAAAAATGCGTATTGCAAGCCTATCGGTTGCAAGTAGCACCGTGCTTGGTACTGCAATCGCACTAACGTATAAATCTACCACCGTGCCGCCTGTAATAGCTTCGGGATTTGTAGCCCCTGAAGAGATGAGCGTAAAGGTTGCGCCATCGTACTTATACAATTCAATGTAAAAGCTCGGATTGCCACCGCCACTCGAAGCATTAAAGTAGGTTTCAAAGTTCCAATTGCCCGAAGGGATTGCCAAAAGATTCGGGTCGCCTGCATCTGTTAGGAATTGTGCGATGTAGCCATTGCCTTGCGCGTTTGTGCGCGTGAAGTTCGTACCAGCTCCAAGTACAGGAACGCGGCTCATTTCATAGTATTGGTTGCCGCCTATTGTACCTTGACTTATCGAGCCGTTGAGGTAGTAATTAACCGAAGCACCGCCGCCGCCGCCAAGCGGAAAGTTAGCAAGGCTGCCATCTCCCCGAACGTACTGGCTCACTACTCCGTTTGCGGTTATATCCACGCTCGGGGTTGTGGTATTATTCGGCACGTTAACGCTGAACGCTGGGTTAGTCGGGTTAGGAACGGTTGCCGCTACCGATGTAACCGTTCCATTTGTCAAAGTTGGAAACGGCGTAGGTGCGCCCGTGCCATCGAGATAGTCTGAAGCCGTGCCTGTTGGCTGGTCGAACTTGCCATCGAAGGTATTCCAATCGGCAGAGCTGAGGTAACCGTCCGTTGTGCTATCCGCTTGCGTGATGCTAATGTCGGGCGTAGTGCCACCGCTTGAACTTAGCGGTGCTGTTGCGGTTACATCTTCAACAATTGTTGCAGGCAGAACGGGAATTGTTGGCTTGTTTAAAATCTGATTGTTGCCAGTTGTTGCGTTCCAATCGGAAGGCTGTTGCACAAGCGGAAAGCCTGCTCCGAGGTTAGTCCAATAAGTTGCGTTCGTTGGAAGTATCGAATCATTACTTGCGATGCAGCGGT